TTAACTGCCTGCGTATTTCGGCGATTTTTGTGGCATACTCAAGTTCCTTGTTTTGGTTTTCAAGCAGTTTCTTTCGGGCGTTTACCTGCCCTTCAACGGAAGCGGTTATCTCTTTCTGCCTGCCTAAGTCCGCACCAAACGCGCCGCCACCGCCGCCAAGAGTAGTCTGTACGGCTGCCCCCTCGGCTAACTTCTTTAAATCTTCATAAGAGCCTTTAACCTTTGAAAGCTCATCTTCGTAAACCTTTAACTGCGTCCTTGCTGTTTCGGCAAACAGGGCTTTGTTTTCTACCTGAAACGCTTTGATTTTGTCTGTATTAAATGCCAGGGCATTGCCGTATTTATCCACCTCAGTAACCGCGCCCGGCACAAGTTTTTGAAGGTCGGACAATGTTGTATTTAGTTCGGTCTGCTCCGTTTTGGTAAGCGTCGTTTTTTGCGATAGGGTAGTGTACTTTGTTAGTAGCCCCGGCAACCGCGCGTCCATGTCAACCACCTTTTTGAGTTGGTCGCCATACGAATCGTTCAGCGCCTTGGTTGGATTGAGTAGTTTGTTTATACCCCCGGCCAGTGACGAAAACACGTCGAGCGCGGCGTTTTTGATCGGCACCAATAAATTGCCGATTTCGCGCAACACCGCGCCCCACTGGGCAGACGCCCGCGCCGCTGATCCGGTTACAGCTGCCGTCTTTGCAGCAAGGTCGGCGAATTTCCCGCTTCCGGTTGTAAGGTTGTCAAACGCTTGTTCGAGTGCTGAAAATCCAATCTTGCCTTCGCTGGCCAACTTTTTCACATTGGCCTCAGACGTGCCTAATACTTTGGCGAACTCCGAAATAATGGGCACCCCGGCGTCCACTAACTGGTTGATGTCCTCGGCGTACAATACGCCCGCAACACGGGCCTTGCCGAATATGGTTGTCAGTTCGCCAAAGTCTTTGCCTGTCCCGGCTGCAATATCCGCTACCTGTTTTAACCTGTTTTCAAGGTCAGAAAGCGGGACACCAAAAGCCAAAAGGGATTTTGCGGACTGCTGTGCCGTTTCTTCCAGTAAGCCGTTGGCGGCGGCAAATCGGTTGATATTTGCTATTACCGTGTCGGCGTTGGCGGTGTCACCCAAAAATGCTTGAAACGCAATTTGCGTCTTTTTGAAAGATTCGGCGGCTTTTACCGATTCGCCCGCAAACCCTGCCAGCAACCGCACCCCTTCCGCAATCAGCGTAACCTTTGTGAATGCCCCAAACAATTCCCCGACCACCTCCTTACCGACCGACGCCTGTTGGTTGAACTCCTTGAAACCCTTTGGCAAATCAGCGCCCAGCGACTTGCCCCGCGCCGCCAAAGATTTGAGGGACGTGTCCGCCTCTCCAATGGCCTTTTTGTATTGGGCTGCCGTTGCCGGGTCTAACGTGCCCTTAAGCGCGGCTTTCAACTTCGCCGCTGCTGCTGCTAACTGGTTGTATTCTCCTTGGATGTCGTCTACCTCTTTGGCGTACGTCTTCGCGTCGGCGGTCGGTGTGTCGAATGTGTCTTTCAGTTTAAGTCCCAACGGCGTAACCGTCGCTTCAATATCGGCCATTGTTGCGTCTACCTCGGCCAATGCCTTGGCGTACTTCGCCGCCGCCACCGGGTCAAACGTGCCCGCCAATGCCTTGCGCAGTGTTTCCGCCGCGCTTTCGAGTTTCTTGTATTCGCTCTTTATCGTGTCGATTTCCTTGGCGATCTTCACCGCCTCAATCGCCTGCGTCCCAAAAATGTCCTTGCCCGCCTGTTGGACGCGGGCCATTTCTGCGCGAATACCGGATAGGTCGGCTTTCAGTTTGCCAATGTCCAGCAGGGCTTGTCGGACGTCAATTTGTATCGTTGTATCAGACATTGTATTTCAGGATTTCGGCAATTATGCGGTCTTTGAGCCGCTTTAGTTCATCGGGGGACGGCTCGATAATGTTCTTGCCCTCCCTCTTGTTGTTGTACTCTAATTTCTTGGCCGCTTCCGGGTTGTTCATTCCAAGCGTGACGACCACAATGCCGCCGGATGATTGCACGCTCTTTGTCCCGAACGCCTTCCACATCAGATTGCGAAAAGAGAAATTCTTTTTGTCCACCGGCCTGTTATTGAACCCGCGAAACTGCTTGTAAGAAACTGGCTCCTTTTTCTTTATCGCCTGCTTTACCTTGGCCTCACCGGCAGCATTTGCGCTCCTGTTTAGGTAGAAGAAAGCGGGCAGCGGCTTTTCGCTGTAAGGCGTAAAACTGCTGCCATCCGCCGCTTCCCCTGTCTCAATCACCCTATTTGCAATATCCGCCGCCAAATCCAGCGCCGCCACTTGCACAATATCCGAAAGGCGCTGCAAGAGTAGTCTCTCCAGCGCGTCGGCTTTGTTGTAGGCGTCGTCTATGCTCATGGGTGAAATATTTGGCGGTTTGAATTGGCGCGCATATCTTTGCAGTGCGCTTTTTGGTAGATTGCGCAGTTTCATTTGGTTTTTTCGGGGTCTGCCCGGTCGCTACAACAGCGCCGGGCTTTTTCTTTTTAATCCTGGCCCTCGCTGACCGGCAGGCCGTCGGCTGGCAGATAGGCGTTTACCTTCCGGCACATTTCCGGCTCTGGGTTGTAGTGGATGATTTGGCGGGCAGGCACCACATGCGCATTGCCGTTCAGTTTCACAACGCGGGCCTTGCGACCTTTCAGTGTGATGTGCCCAAAGCCGTCGTAACCCACGCGGCCCGTCTCGGCCAACTTGCGGGCGGTGATGTCGAAAAAATGGCGTAGCACTTCCTTTACCGTTTCGGGTGCGATGTTGGAGCGTTCGTAAACGCCTTGCGCCGCTTCTCTGAGGTCGAAATATTCTTTGTTCATTTCTTCGGATTGAAAAGGTGATAAATGATGGTTGCCAGCGAAAACAGCGCGATGGCAAAGCCTTGCCAATTTCCGCTAATTGCTGCTGAAAGCGCGTCATTCAGGCCGGTAAACAATTCCGCCGGTATTGCCGGAATGATCGCGGTAACAGCTGTGGCCAAATAGTTCCAAGTGTTTTTGCTGACTGCCCACGCCTTCCAATCAATCTTGGAATCTTTGATTTTTTCCCGAATAAGCCCAACCGAGCCAACAAGGGCAAAAATATACCCAACAGCCTCGGATGCATCCCCCACCGGGAACCCGACGAACAAGCCGCCAATGAATAGGACACCCGACAGCCAAAAGTTGGTGCCCTGCCAAAATTTTACAGATTGATCTGCCATTTTGAAAATTATTTGTTTTTTAAAATTAAAGTACTTGCCTATACCTGCACGTCGAACCCGCCTTTGCCCTGATCTCCGAAACGGTGATTTCAGACGCAAACCACGGCGTAACATCGCCGTTTGCGGACGGAGTTATCGTGCCCCTTATAAATGCAATGTTTCCGGCTGTTGCGCCGCTACCGGTGTTGCAGGCGGCAGGAAGGTTGTACCCGGTCACGTTGTTGTCTGTGCGGGTTGTCGCTGCAAGCGAGTAGTCGGAATAGATAACAAGAGAGGTGAAGGTGGGGCCGTTTAGTACCCACCGACTACCGGTAGATGTTGCCGCCGCAGTGTAGGTTATTTTAAACTCAAAATCGTAAGTATTGCCAGCAATTACCGGGAACGCCAATCCAGGTATTTCTACAAGGGTATTAGCCACGACCTCTGCGTTTGCAACATCGGAAGAAAGCACAACGATACTATCCCCCGACGTTACGGGCGAAGTGCCCTGGTTCAGTGACGTTTTGACCGCGCCCGAATTGGTGAAAACCTGCCACCCCTGTCCGTGCTGGTAATCCATCCTTTCACCAACGCCCAAAACACATTTAAAGAGCGTGAAAAGCGCCGTACCGTCGTAAAGAGAAATAAGCACCTCCGCGCTTGCCGTGTCTGAATTGTAAACAGAAAGGTATTCTACAAGCCTTTGAGTAGATGCCGCCGGGGCCGATACCACATTAACCGCCGTCGTGCTGTTGGTTGCAGCCGTTTGCCGCCCCGCTGTTATATTGGTTGCGGTCGTGTCTCGGTATGAGGCAACGCACTGCAATTGATTGGTTGTTATAGCGGCGGTCAAGTCCACCTGTATTGTTTCGTCCGTATCTGTGAGTATTAGCATGTCAGGAAAGAAATTCTTTGAACCTCGTTAAAAGATAGGCCACCGCCACCGCCACCTGATGGAAGTGCGTAGCAAATGGCGTATTTAAGGGCAACCGACAACGGTATTAAATCCAGTGCATCGCCGCTACCCGCACTCCCGGACGTTGTTTCTGCAAGTGCATCGCCTGAATCCCCGGTTGTGGCCCCAAATATGTTTGCGCCTGAGTACAGGAATGTTCCGTCGCCTTCGTCAGTTGGCCCGGAATCGGTTAATTTTATGTTGACGGCGTGCGTGTGTGCTGGCAGGTTTCCGCTTGTCAATACGACTGTTTCACTACCAATATAAGAGGCCAGGTCTTTTGTGAGGCTTGCGCCAACAACATATCTATCCTGCATGTCAGGAAGGTTAAAAGTAGTTGTACCGTCTCCAACGCCAAACGCGGTACCAATGGCACTAAAAAGGTCTGCATAGGTAGTTCTGGATATTTCCGCGCCATCGCACCAAAGGTGCCTATCCGGTAGTGTGTCATGCGCCAAAATCTTTATTTGGCCCACAATGTCACCTCCGGCACTTCCGCCGCCGCCCGGCAAATCCTCTATATCCAACTTTTTTAACACCCCGTCAACCTCGATTAACAGGAAGTCTCCAGCCGCCGGGGCTGTTTCCGCCACAAGCCCGCCAATAGTTAATTCATCATGGCCACCCTCCCCGGTAGTTGTCCGGCCTAAAATTTTATTCGGGCCGGACACGTTTACTTTCGCATCCAACGTGTCTGCCGTTGGCAAAAACTCCTTTGCTCCAGTGCTTGGGTTGAGAGTGTACGGTCTTCTTTTTGCCATTTTATTAAGCGGTTACAGTGGTTGGCGTGCTGGGCAAAAAGCGTATTGCCGTTGTGCCTTCCGCAACGCCCACCACTTGCATGATGTCGTTTGTAGTGAAGGTGAGCGCCGAAAACAACGCAATGCCGCCCGTGACGCTGTTGGACAAGAAATATGTAGCGTTTGCGGTCAACCCCGTGAACCCGGTAATTTTTGCGCCTGCCGAAAACGTGACCTGTCCGCTTGCGCCGTTGGAAATTGCCGATTGGCAAAAGCCTGTTGCCTGCTTGGTCACGTCGTTGGCGTCTGCTTTCATGATCTGGCCGCTACTGTTGACATATATCAAATCACGCGCACCGATCGCCTCCCCTGCGGTATAGGTTTCAGTTGCCGAACCGGTTGCCGCTATGGTGAAGTTTGGATAGGTGCCGCTGATTGATATGCCGGTGCCCTCGGTTAGCGCAACCGTCTGATCGGGGTCGTCATTTGTGACGGTTGTCTCCCCTGTGGTATCGTTGTATGCAACGGATATGCCGGTGCCGCCAACAACCTTCGCGCCAATCTTATCTTCTACCGCTTCGGCAAAATCCGTGAGTTTCGAGACGGTGATATCGGGCACGTTCCCGACCGGGATGGTATCTGAACCGCCGATATACTCCAGGCCGTCCGTACCTTGTGTTATGGGCCTTTTAACTGCCATGATTTACCTTTTTAGTTTGTGTATGTTGAAAGTGAAAAGTCGATTCTTATTTTTTTTGCACCGCCCGCAACCCCCGCCTTTTGGAAAATTACGCCCGTCACTGGTTGCGTGTTGAAAATTTCCCCGTCGGCCCCTACCCATAAAACCGTATCTGCCGCAAATCCAAAGGCGCTATCTTCCACGATGCCGGAAATTGCAACCGTCACCGTTCCGTTTGCTGTTGCGCTTGTCTTGGTTATCCCGTAAGCCCGGCCATGGTGCGCGGCGTCCGTGTTCTGGAAATACCAGGCTTTCCCGGCGTCCACGATCACAACCCTGCCTGTCGAAAGGTTTTGCCCCGCTGTCAGATCAACCGTCTGCCCGCCTGCTGCGCCATCTGGCCCCGCTGGCCCCTGCAATCCAATAGGCAGCACGACAACAGGCCGCGCCTGTTGCATCACTGCTTTGGGCTGCCGCTGCTCAATTCTTACAAGTATTTCCATTATACATCGAGTGCGTTAAATGGGCCTTTGAATAGAGTGAGAGGGTTGCCGCTCACCGGGAATACTTGCAAATAATACCGTTCCGGGCACAGCGTCCAATCCGCCACCGTTTCCGGTGTGATCGGGTGCAGGATATGCCCTTCGTCGTCCATGTCCACATCCGTGCTTTGGTAAACAACTGCCCCGGATTTGCTCAGCACTACAAACTTTGCGGTATAGGTAGACAAATCCAGCGGCGTGCTTACGCCGTCCACGCTCATCACGGCCCAAGCCTCATACGGCAGGCCGTCAATCTTCATGAACTCAATGGGCGATATTGCCGGGATTCTCGTAAATGATGCCATGGATGATGTGTTTTTAGTGGTGGATTAGCCGCCGTTTATTTCGGCATCGGGTGAGCCTTACGCCACGCGGAAGGCCGCACCGGATTTGCCGAGGCCCATAGGCCAAGTTTCTTTTTCTTCGCCGACCGCTCTAGGTCTTTGTATCGCTTCTTTACCGCGCTCGGCAACTTGTTCGGGCTGTAATACCAAGCCCATCCCCGCGCCAGTGCGACCTCTGCAATGCTTTGGCCGTCTATGTACACCGACACACGGGGCCGGTTGTATCTGTCCACCCCGTAAACCGTGTATGTAATTGCCTTGCCCCTGATTATTGCCCGCACACTGTCCGCCGCCTGTTGGCCGTACGGTTGCGCCGCGCTCACATAGATATTTTGCTTTTCCGGCGCATCGATCCCTTCTTCGCGCCCCGCCTTGCCTTCCGGCATCAATCCGGCAAATTCGTAACTGTCGCCGTCGAAAACGCGGCGGATTACTGAGGTAGGGGGCTGTATGGTATCCTTGGAAGCGAGCAACGTGCCACCCAAAACAAACCCATCCAAGGCTGCGTAATTTTCAGCGCCAGGGCAATGCGGATAGCAGGCCGGGACTTTTATCCATCCACCCGAAAGGGTAGGCGGCACAATGCTGTCAGTTTGCGCCGCGCACCTTGCCGCGCACATCAGGACAAAAAGCCCCAGCAATGCAATGCGCTCAATAAATCGTTCTTTCAGTGTGTCGATCATTGTTTTGTCTTTTTAGTGGTTTTCGGTTTTGGGGTCGTCGGCGTTGTCGCTGGTGGTGTGGTTGGGGTATCGGCTGCGCGGTTGTTGCCGCCGCCGCCTTTCTTGCCCCGCATAAGTTTGCGGGCTGCTACAATTTGGCTGTTAAGTGTGTCCAGCTGGATATTAACAGCAGCCAACGCTTCAATCAACTTTTGCTTTTTTGCCTGCGCTTTTGACTTTTGCGCGTACAAAAAGGCGGTATCAATTTCCACCTCTGTCAAGATGGTTAATTTTTTGGTTGTGGTGTCAAACGCTATGCGCTCCTTTTGGGCGTTGGCACCTGGCAGTATGTAGAGCAGCGCAAAGGCCGCGAAAAGTATTTTTTTCATTTTTTGCTGATATAGTAGGTTGAGTTTGACGCCCTGTATATGATTTCCAGATGTTCGCCAGCAGCAAGCGTGTAGGGGCTACTGGTTACGCCATACGCCCCTGTAAACTTCATGTTTGATCCTGAAAGGATTATGTCGTTCGTAAGGTTGCAGCACCCAAATATGTGGTATGTGCGCCCGCTTTCCTGTGAGCCAAGTTCCAGTGTGAGGTCGCCCGCCGTTGGGTCGGCTTCCACCACATAATCGTCATGTTGGAGGGTTAAGGTTGTGGCCCCGCCTGAACTTGCATAGGTGGCCATACTGAACGCGGTTTCCTGTATGTCTGTAATCTGCCCTTTGGCGTTCACGTCCACCTCCAAGAACTTGTTATGGGTGCCATACGTGCCGGGTGTTACACCAACATCCGAAAGGCTTGCACTGGGCACAATATCGTCGGGTAGCGGCCCCTGTGCTAATTGCCCGCCGCTTGCCGCCATAACAAAATCCGTTTCCGTTGTGATTGCTGGCAAGTTTTGCAGCCTTACCGTGCCGTCTACGTGGAGCGTATCTGTTGGATTACTCATCCCCAAGCCAATCCCCACCGTGCCATTTAGTACGGTCAAAACCGGCTCGCTGCCGGATGTTACAAATAAAGGCTTGCCCGCCCTCGGTCGGAATATCATCCGCCCATAGTCATACCAAATCGTTCCGCTTGTGCCGCCGCCGCTTGTGCCGATAAAACTACCAAGATCGGCCCCGACGCTAGTAGGAAAGGAAGTACGGGCACCCTCCAAAATCAATGGCACGTCGCCCGCGTTGCTGATCCACATAGCACCCTGCCAAGTGAAGTTTTCTTTGTACACCGGGACGGTGCCAAAATTATTGACATTGGTTATTTTTATATTGCTTGTACCTTTCAGGAACATGTTACCCGAAAACGTGCCGCGTCCGTAGAACTCCGCTTCGGTGCCGTCCAATCGCAAAACCGGGTCTGTCCGATTGATGGTAAAATATATTTCGTTGTTCTTGCGCCCTCCAAATATCAGGCGTCCGTAGTTCGACCAAAGGCCGCTACCCCCCGCCGTGGTCGCCACAAAGGAATGGTCGTCTGTGATGTAGGTGCCTGTCGGATCGGCGTTGACTTCGCCGATTATCTTAAAACCCGTTGAGCCGCCGCCCGTGCTGAACAAAGCCGCCGGCGCTGTGGCGCGCGTGGCGGAGCCAATCACGGAACCCATCGCGCAGGCCGCTGGCCGCTTGTCGACGCAGGTCGCCGCCCGTCTGCCCAAGGCTCTAACCAATAGCACCGCCGATGACGTGGCCGATCGGGTCATTGCTGGCCGTCTGCAGCGCTCGGGACAATCAGCAGGCACGGTGGCGGAGGATCTCGAAGCCGGGCAGCGCTCGGCGCGTCTCGGCTCCAACAGCCAATCCGTTCTGCCTGAAATGCTGGCAGATACCTCCGACGACATGCAGCGCTTGACGGGCTCTGTGTACCGAACTGGCGGGGAAGCCTCGGAAATCGTCAAGCCTCGTCTTGAACGACGCCAGAAAGGGCCGGACAACCCCTACGCTCCGCGTGTCGACGACATGCCGCAAGGCCAGATTGAGCGCGTGATTGACGACCTTGATAGGGCTCTGGAAATCAAATCCTCAAAGGGAAGCCGAGCAACAGCGGAAGAACTTATCGCCGATCAAAAGGCCAAAGCAAACGACCTATACGGCAAGGCCAAAGCCAATTCGGAGGCGTTCGACCTGGACCCCGTAAATGCGGGCTGGCGAATGAAGGCCATGCAGTACCAAGGCGAGTTCAAATCAAAGATGGACGCCGCAATCAATTTATTCTCGCGGCCTGCCGGGTCATTCAAGCGGTTCGACGTGGATACTGTGGAGCGGTTCGACAACGCCAAGAAGGTGTTGGACGACATGATTGAGCGCTCAAAGGAGATGGGGAAGGCCACAAACCTGACGCGCGAACTGACGCTGTACAAGAAGGATCTGATCGGGAAGGTCGAGGAAGGCGGAAAGAACAAATTCTACCGCCAAGCGCGGGAGGAGTTCGGCACGGATGCCGACGATCTGGAGGCGCTTGAGCTAGGGAAAAAGGCGCTGCAAGAAGACAGCGAAGTGACTGTCGATCTGATGCGCGCAATGTCTCCGGCGCAGCAAAAGCTGTTTCGCATCGGTCTGCGCGATGCAGCGCGGCTGAAATACGCAACGAGCAAGCCGGGCGACAACGCCACACTACCGCTGCAACAACGTCGCGTGCGCGAAATCATTGCGGAAGCCATCCCAACGCCGCGTGCAAAATCTGCTGAGTTCAAAGACCGCGCGGAACGGTTCGGCGACCTCATGCGCCGCGAGGAACGCATGAACCAGACCCGCAACATGGTGCTGGGTGGGTCTCCGACTGGCCAGCGCGTTGCAGACGACGCTGAATTTGCGTCTGACACGCTGTCGCGCATGATGACTAGCGGCCGATCAGTTTTGAATATGGGCCTCGAAGTTGTTGGAACGCAACTGCAGAAGGTGTTCGGCTACCGCCGGGACGTGGCGGCCGCACTGGCGCGCAAGCTGACGAGCACCGATCCCGCAGAACGTGCGGCAACCCTGGAAGCCATCCGGGCCGCCCAAAGCCCGCAGGCGTTCTCTGCTTTTGCTGAAGGCATCAGCAAGGCAACGCCGCGAACCCCGGTCATTGCTGCCCCAACTTCACAAGACGACAGGTCTGGCTACGCAGACGGAGGCGCCGTTATGGAACTGCGGAAAATTTCGAAGGATCCGTACGACGACATCCCGATCACCACGAACGGGGGTCCGGAGCAGGAGGTTCTTGCTAAGGCGGCTCAGGCCAAAATGTACGCCGACAACCTGCAGAGCGTCAAAGACCGCTCCCTCGTCACTTACGGGGATCAGCAAATCATACCCAACAACATCAACGACACGCTGGGCATGGTCGGGACAGGGTTGCAGCGGGTTGGTGAGGTCAGCGCGGCATTTCCGGGTGTCGGTACGCTTATTGACGACGCGGGAGCAGCGCTCGGAGCCGGACTTGGGGCACTCAGAGCTAAGCCTAAGCCCCCCGCTGAAATTATCCCCGGCGCCAGCAAGGAAGGCGATGCCATCCTAGCGGCAGAGAGAGCCAAGCGGGACGCTGGCCGCGCCGCCAAGGCCCAGGCAGCAGAGGATGCCGCCAAAGCCGCCCGTGGGGCCGCCTATCAGGCAGAGGCGGCAAAGAAGGGCTCGACAGGTACGGTCCCCGCTCTCTCCCCCAGAAAGGACCGTCAGGCCATCCGCCGCGGCCTTCCGGAAGGCACAGCCCCCATGGCCAGCAAAGGCAGACAGTGAATGCCCACTCGGTACGAGCAGTTGGAACCTGTCGACAAGGATTTGAGCATGGGCGGACGGGCAAAAGACTTACCTCCTGGCGATGGCCCGTGGGGACCGAGCCCGCAGGGGCAGGCGGATAGAGCGCGGGAGGCCATCCAGCGGGCTTGGAGCGAGCGTCC